GAGTTTTTATTAAATAACACTTCTTCCAGTATAAGAGGAATAGAAGATTTACCAACACCATTACTGCCCAAAATTTGGGTAAGTTTGCTGTCAGAAAGATCAAGCTCATTGCCCTCTCCATAAGAGAAGCAATTACTCCATTTCAAAGTTTTTAGCGTAATCATTAAATATTCCTAATATGTCTGGTATTTTTTCATCATGTATCTCTAGTACATACATTAGATACTCTACTAACTCTTCTCCGATTGTAAGTTCTTTGTCTAGTACAAGAGTAGCTTCAGAACTTCTTCTTACAACCTTCTTATCAAGAAGATCAGTAGAGGTTACTTTTGCAAGGTCACCAAGGTCTCCCTCTAACTCATATATAACGTGGTCATATAAACCATTTATCATATCAGCAGGGTCGGTTACTGTCTTCCGTAGTAGTTGTGGAAGCTCTAACTCATTCCAAACCCACTCCCAATATTCTGTATCTATAGTAATTACTCCCGTCGCTACTTTAGAACGATGGAAACTAGTTGTCATAGGACTACCAGGGTACACTATATTTTGTTGACAGTTTGAGTGAGAATGCAAATCCCCAGCAAAAACTATTGGAAATCGTTTAAATCTATCTAAATCAACCTCTGGAGTAACGTGAGGAGGTATTTCTCCGCGTACATGAGTAAACACGGGTAGAGACTTATTTAGCATTTCTATAGAGCTTTTCTTGTGTAAATCACAATAAGGCAAAATACTAAAGCCTCTCTCGTCCTCAAAAGCTTCATCTATTACATAGACCAAGGGGTTGAGTGAGTTAGTAACTTCTTTTAAAGCTGTGAAAAAAGTTTTATTCTTTTTCGTAGCTTCATGATTACCATCATAGATAATCGTTTCTATACTACACTTTTTTACAAAAGTAAAGTATAATTCTAATTCTTCGATTGTTGGTACTCTGTCGAATAGGTCGCCGCCAATAATATGCAAATCAGCATCGTCTTCCAAGATATGAATCTGATGAAAGAATGAATCATAGCGAGCACGTGCCCAGTTCAGGGGCACGTTTTTTTGACCTAATTTAATATGCCAATCGGCAGAGAATAGAATCTTCATTAGGCAACGTCAAACTCGTCTTCAATACTTTCATCGGTGTTTAAATCTGCACCTGCACCAGCCGTCATAATTCTTTCCAATAACTCTTTCTGAGCATCGGGAGTAGGACGAGCTAGAAGTTCATCAATAGGAGTAGCGCTAGCTACAACATCTTTTTCTTCGTCTGTCAGAGCGCGAATAGCTTTCTGACACTTTAAAGTTTGAAGAGTATACTCAACATTGTATACGTTAGGACCGGTCTTAACACGCTTGAAGTGGATGTCCCAACCTGCTTCCAGGTCAGTAGGGTCGCCCAAATCTTCAGCAGCTACAAGAATCTGATCCATCAATTTTTTCTTTAGGTTAAATACTTTAGCTTTACCGTCAGAGGGGTCTATACACTGTACAGAATAAGACCAGCCACATTTCAAATCGGGAAAGTATTCACGAACCCAATCTTTTTCTTGGTTTACAAAAGCTTCTTTCTCTCGGTCAAAAGACAAACACTCCATAGGAATGTTTTTATCATTCTCACCTCTTACCCAATAGATATATCGAGGTAGAAGATCTCCGAAAAGACGAACACAGTTGTCCCCATTTTTATAAGTGTACTGCTCTAAAGAGCTTTTCTTAGCTCCCCCAGCGGATGAAGTAAATTTAATACCCATAGTTTTTCCTTTTAATGCGTGACTTCTTCCCAGCAGAAGAAAACTTCATCTTCTACACGAGAGAGTAGTCTGTTGTTGTCAATAATTACAGTAGAAACAGGCGATATAAGCATGTTTAAACTGCGTTTTCCTGTGGCTTCATATTCAGCATAGCTGCGAAAACTAGCGAGTGCCACATACTGTGCTAGCTCCGTGTCACCGAACTTGCTTCGGTTTGATAATATTTTTTCTGGGTGCAATAGAAAGCTATCGCCAGTCCAGTCTTTCTGAATCAAACGATAGATAGGATCCCGCACATTTTTAGGCAGGGTGGGGTAGGTTATATTTGCGATTAATGTAATTATAGCCGAAGAATTACCTTTCGTAGCTAAATACATTTTTGCCCAATTATAAAAAATCACTACTATTTCTCGAAGTCAGACCGTATATTATACAGGAAACATCTTCTTTTGTCAAGAATTATTTTTCTCAGATATCCTTTTAATAAAATAACTTTTACTAAATTCGTCAGAAAAGTTTACGCAGTACGTAAAATTTTTAGCCCCGGTTTGGAAATAGTCTTTAACTCTATACAAAGCTTTCAACTTATCCGGATGGGAGGAACGAATCATTTGCCATGCATTGCGATAATCTCTATCCCAGATAAAAGTTTCAGTCGTTTCCAGCCAAACAGAAACTCTCTTATTATCGTAAAACTTGTCAGCTAAGCTAAAAGCAGCATTAACTCTAGAAAACCTTAATTTATGGGTATTACCATACGGCTCTTTATTAGTAAACTTATAATTTTTAGATAGCCAAGTATCTCCATCAAAAACCCAAATTATAGAGTACCCCATTTTAAGCCATGCATCAGTTCTTTCTACCATGTCATCGTAGGACATCTTAGAGTGTTGTATTTCTATAACCCTTTTTATATTCTCCTTGAGACAATCAGCTCTTCTAATGGTATTATTGTGATCTCTTCTTCCAACCTCTAATTGAAACCCTTTATTTTGAAACTCTTCTTGCCACTGCATATGCCAGGCTGTCATTCCCTCCTTTTTCTCTAAATTTTTTCCGTTGCTGTTTTTTACTCTCCAATGAGGTATGATTAATGATCCCACAACAGAGAGATAGTCTATACCGAAATCATCTCTTGCGTATTGTTGTTTCTTTGTAGGATATAATTCATTTCCCTCATTATATATAAGTAAAGCCATATTATATCTCCTTAAAGGACACATCATATTGTTGTTGTAAGTAATGTCCAAGACGTAATTTTGCTTGCTTCTCTGCGGTTTTTCCTTTTAAATTTATATCTACGATAACAGGGTCTATCTTTCCAGGATGCTCCCTTATCACTCTTCCCACCAACTGTGTTAGTAGAGGAGTATTGTTTACAGGAGTAGCGAGTATTAGACAACTTAAAGGATTTACACTAATACCCTCTGAAAATATACTTTGAGTTCCTAGGAGAATATCTACTTTTCCTGCCTGTACTCTTTCTATCTTTTTTTCTCGCTCCTCTAAAGGTACTTCTCCTGTTATAAGTTCGCAGTAGTCTCCTAAAGTTTCTTTTACTCTTTTGAGAAAATATACTCTGTCGGAGAGAAGTAATACTTTGTGCCCTTTCTTTCTATAAGCGGCGGCGAGAAAACAAATAAGTTTACCGTATTCTTCCTGAGCTACCAAATCGTTTATTCTATTAGCCCAAGGTATCTTAGCACCATCCATAAAACGTATTTTAGTTTGAATTACCTCTACGGAGGGTTGCATGTAATTTTCTTTGGGCGGAGTAAATCTTTTGTGCCCAAAGTAGTCAGGCATCATTACATGCCTACCATCTTTTCTTTCTACCGTGCCAGATAAGCCTATCTTATATCGAGCATAGCTAGAGTCTACCAGTCGATTAAAGGTGTTTGCCGGTATATGATGGCACTCATCTACAATTAGCGTTCCGAAAGTTTTAGTAATCTGTTCTTTGATTTTATACAAAGTCTGCACATTACCGACAACAATTGGAGCACTAATATTGTATTTTCCTGATCCTATAACTCCAGGCTCTATGCCAAAGACTTTTCTTATCTCTTTCTCCCACTGAGTTCTTAATGCAACAGTGTGAGTAATAATTAGAGTCTTTTGCTTTAGCTTTCCAGCGATTGCGAGTGCGGTAAAAGTCTTCCCCCAAGATACAAAAGCATTGATAACAGCATTGTCGTTAAGCTGGTCATAGACTTCTTGTTGACTTTCTCTGAGGTCAAACCTAAACTCAGGGAAGTCTACAGGAACTTCTATTCTTTTATCTTTGATTTCATATCCTGGGGGAATAAGATCGGTTCTTCCAACAGGTATAGAGATAAGATTACTATTCAACCTTCTCAAATTTTTTACATACTGAGGAGGAGCATCTCTTCTATAGCTCTCTATTTTATATGTAAGTGCCTTATCAATATCCGCAAGAGCGGAAGGCTCTATATCCATATAAATTCTATTGGAAATAACCGCTTTCAAGTTTTAGTCCACATCTCGTCTTTTAAATTTCTTTCTTGTCTTTCTTTTCTTATAGTAACTTGGAAATTTTCGACATCAACTAGTCTTCGCTGTAGCATCTCTACCCTGCTTACCAGTTGGTCTATTTTACGTTCTAAGCTCTCCATTTCTATATTGCTTTTCATTGTATTCCTTCTTTATACTTTTCTACTAAATAATTTTTTACAAAGTCAGAACGCACAATATCATTAATACCAAACTCAATAAAATCAAACTCTTCCATATTCTTTATAATTTTTATAAAGTCTTTCAAACCACTATTTCGTAAATCTGTCTGAAAAAAGTCTCCACAAAAGATAATTCTACAGTTTTGCCCGACTCTTGTGATGATACTATCAAGCTCATGAAAAGTCATGTTTTGGCACTCATCTACAATTACTACTGAATCAGAGAATGTAGTTCCTCTAATATAAGAAGTGGTTAAAAAATTTATAATTCCTTTTTGTTTCATTTGCCCATAAGGATTATCTCCTCGGCTAAACAATTCCTGCATAATATTTACATAAGGATTTTCATATACTTTTGATTTTTCATCTTCCGTACCTGGAAGAAAACCCATTTCTCTTGTAGGCACTGCACTACGAACAAGTAAAATCTTATTATATACATCTTTTTGTAAGTCATCAAGAGCAAGATATAGGGAAATATAAGTTTTCCCCGTTCCTGCGCATCCATGAAGCATTAAATGTTTGTCAGACTCAAACACTTCAAGCTGACTTTTTGTTAAAGGTTCTATTTCTTTTAAATAAAAATTAAGACTAGATAATACGTCTCTTTTTCTTCTTGGCATTAAATCTTCCTTTTTGTAGTGTTTTCCTTGCGTTCTGAAAAACCATACAGTAGCCAGGGCCATTTTCTTAGATACAAGACTTGAGCCCAATCTTTCCCTACAGGAGGGTTTGAAACTAAGAAAGCGAAATTTACTCCATGCAACCATATTCGGGTGTGAGTATCCATCTGCTCTCTTTTTTTAATCTTGTGGCTTATCACATTCTGCCACCTAGTTTTTTGATAGGAAAAAACTATTCCGTTTGTGTCAATTAATATTGGAGGATTTTCATATAGAAGATCAGAAAATTCTAGGTAAGTCTTATTCAATCTCTTCAACTTATGAGGAGTTTGAAGCCTTCTTATGCCGAGAGTATCTCCTTTCTGATTCTTATCATCTATTACTAGATTATCCAA